CTCCAATCATTTATGTAATTCTTCATATATAAATATATGATTACTTAATTTTTGTTAGTATTAAGAGAAGAAACTTCTTCTTTATATTCCTTCTCTAACTCATTTGACTCATAAAGCAATGTTTTTTCTTTGTCACTTAGATTTTTAAACAAACTTTCGTAGTGATGAGTAGCTACAGCACCATGCGCAGTCTTTTTATCATGCGCACCTAATGGGTCTCTACCTCTAATTCCACTATCTTTACCATATTTATTAGCTTCCTTTGGTCTACCAGCACCTGGTTGTCCACCTTCTTCTGAACCGCCCTCATCATCTAACTCATGACCACTTCTACCCATTGCTAAATCAGATGGTGTACCTTGTGATTGTCCACTTTTTGCAGGGTCATTACCTTCAGCTTCAATTTGCTGTCTTCTAAATTTGTTTTTATAATCAAAGACTATCTGTTCATCATTTTTCTTTATATCATCATCTGTAAAGTTGAAGATATTTTTATATATCCACTCCGATGATAACAAACCATCTCTTACCATAGACTCTGCTAATGAAGTTTTATTGTTCCACAGTTCTATTTTTTCTTGTTCGTATATTGTAGAAGGATTTGTTAGTTTTAAATCGAAGTTAACTAACTCTTGATCTCTATATCCTTGAGCATACAAATGAACTACAGCAATTTTTGTTAACTCACTAACCACAATTCTTTGTATTCTTTCAATTGTTCTGGCAAACCTAACATCTTCTGCCGCTAGTGTAGCTTTAGAACCCAATCCTTCTTCATATCCTAAGAAAGCTTTAGGAACTCTTAGTGAGGCTAACATCTTATTTTTCAAATATTCAATATCTTCAACTGCTTCATAAGTCAAACCAGCTAAACTTTCGATATTTGTTCCACTATCCCCACCTCTAACAGGTAGAAAGAAATCTTCTGTAAGGTTTTGTATGTTATATCGTAGGTTGTAATCGCCTGTTTTCTCATCGATAACAGGAGCTTTCTTCATTTTGTTAACTACCTGTTGCATGTAGTTGTCAACTTCAGCAGGTGGTATGTTACCAATGTCTAATTTAAATATTCTTTTTTCAGGTGCTCTCATTATACGATGTATTAACATAGCATCTTCCATAAGAGTCAACTGCTTCCACACCTTTCTACCAGCTTCTAACATAGAACGACCATAAGGAACATAGTTAGCATCTGAAAGTAGTCTGAAATGAGCTACCTCATAGTTTTCATATGTTATTTGTTCAGCATTTGATGTTGAATGTCTATTAGAATCACCGTGCGGTGTCAATAGAAATTGAACGTTCTGAGAATTTTCAGCGTCATGACCTTCAAGTCTGGCAACATCGTAAGCAGACAGTGGTGTGACATTAACGACACCATACTTTTCAGCAACTTCTAATTGCAAAAAGAAGTCACCGTACTTATTCATATTACGAATCCAAGGCCAAAGATTAAATTCTATGTTGATAACATCATAAAATAAGTTGTGTAGTATATCGTATATATTATTATTTGTTGTTTCTATAGTAAGAACTTCACCGTATTCATTTTTCATAGTTGACTCATCAGAATATATGTCTAAAGCTGATGCAATTATAGCATCAGAATCCATTGATTCATAGTCTCTGAATAATCCTAACCTTAATTGTTGTTGATATAGTTGGTCATTGTATCCGTATTGTTGAACACTACCAGCACCACCATATAGTTTTTGATATCTGTCTACTAAATTAGTCTGTACATATCCTTGTAGTTTTCCAGTATCTACTACTTTAAGTTTTCTACCACCTATATTTCTAACAATAGTGTTAGTAGAAAATAATCTTTTTAATCTTGAAAATATGTCTTTATTATCGGCCATTTTTTTACCTCTTAGTTAATTAACCAATCTAACGACTCTTTATCTCCGTTTGGACCTACTTCCATTTCCCAAGAGTTAGTCTTATTGGTTGGTTTTTGTGGTATCATCTGTGATGCTACACCACTTAAAGTTTTTTTAGTTAATTGTATTCCTTCATTTCTTAACCTTAATGCAGTATCTCTTACCCAAAGAGTCAAAGCAAAACTCATAACTAAGTCATCATTATATCCCTGCATAGCTTCAGCTTTATTGTTGTTATATATAAATACAAACAACTCATCAATTAATCGATTTGAACGGACAATTACTGACTTTTCTCTGAAATATTCTTCTAATTTAGACACAACAAGTGGTCTTGTCTTCATCGTCATTGAAAATCCAGCAACCATATTTCTATCTTGATTTCTGTATCTGTTATTTAATTGATGTTCTGTATCTACATATTTTAAATCTTTACTCATATAAAAAAGGTTTTCATATCCTCTATCAATACATTGTTGTAAAGTAGCCCAACCTATATTGTTGTTCTCAACTACTAATAAAGCATTATTGTATTCTGTGGCAACATTTACACATAAGTTACCAAAATCTTTTGTAGACATTCTACCTTTATATTCTGCTACCTGTTCCATAGACTCTATTTCCATAACGTGAAAAGCAGAATAGTCTGTACCGTCACCTCTACTGACATCAGCACTCAACACATAATCCTTTGTATAGTTTGGTGGTTGCCATATCCAAAGGTTACTATCTATCCCTCTTTTTTCTAATGGTTCTTGAACCTGCGTCTCTCTATACTCTTCTAATATCACACCATCAATTACAGATTGTCCTGAAGTAATGAAATCACAATCACATTCTTGTGCTGCTAACGAAGGACCTAGTAAGGCGTCTTGCTCTTTTCTCCACTCATCATTTCTCTCTGGATGTAGATTCCAATGTAACCTTATAAAGTTCCATTCATTTGTTCCGTTTTCAGCACCTTCCCAAGTTTTGTGAAACCAATTACCGACACCGTTTGGAGTGGATAGTGCAATACATTGTCCACCAGTAGATAGTGTCTGTGAAGCAGCAGCCCATATTGGTTCAATCTTATCAATGAAAGCAGCCTCATCTAATATTAACAATGATAGAGCTTCTGACCTACCAGCTTCTTCACCACTAGCAACTGCTTTTACTTGAGAGCCGTTCATATATCTTAATGACAGTTTGTTATCTTCAACACACTTCTGTTTCAACCAACTTGGTAAATTAGCGTGCATCACTCTCACCTTAGTTACTAAGTTTTTAGCAGTATCTTGTTTTGTTGCAATAACCAATATATTTTTATCACTATGAAATGTCATCATCCAAAGTGAGTATCCAGCAGTTAAAGTTGATAATCCTAACTGTCTAGCTTTCAATATAATATTGAATCTATGTTCTTCAAATGTTTGTAAAGACTTTTCCTGATATTCATACAAATGAAAAGGAACTTTACCTTTCATTGGATGCTGTAC